CTACGATAACCAAATTGCCCTTATTTTGACGGTTGTTACAGCCTCACTCATAGACATTACATTAAATTGTAGGCCCTTAGCACAATCATCTGCCATTATATTAGACATATCAACAACTGTAACACTGTCAAAAGATTCGATCAAAGTTTTGCCTATACTAAACATACCCTTAGAATCTAATAAGCTAATCTTGACAGCCCCTCCGCCAATCTTATTAATATTGCAATCGATATCCACACCTAATCGGGTATAAGACATAAATATCCCAGACGTCTCATCTGATGTACCTGCAGATAATGTGAGAGTCGACTGGGTCATTAATGCAGCACTAGAATCAGCATTGATCTCAATATATGTATCTGACTCTAGGTGATCACCATTATATATGTGAGTTGTAAGCAGCGTATCACTCCAAACACCTGTCCTGTAAATATATGTCCTGCTGCTGGGCGGAGTGGCTCCGCCGTATACGGGACGCATAATCCCTGTACGATCTTGTAGCCAGCTGCTGGTCGCCGATCGTATCACTCCGTCCGCCCCGGATATAGGTACTACCGATACGGATTGTATGATGCCTTGTGGATTAGCCCGTATGATTGGCACGTTACCCCTCCTCAAAGACAAAAGCAACGGTATCTGTAGGCAACGTCTCTGGCGTGGCCTCCATTACCGTAAAATGTAGTCCATTGACACTGGCTGCATCGCCGTCAACATCCAGTTTTGTTGCGAGGAGAGCATCCATTATATCGACAGGGACCGCCCCTATGGCATCACACATATCATCTGATGATTTCCAGACAGGCACAGAACTACTCTGCTGTGACAAAAAGGCGCTACTGGATGGAGGAGACAGCTGTGTTATAGTCGATGAGGATGATGCGTATAGCAGACCATACCGAGTTAAACTTGACTTTCCGGTACCTCCATGATTAACCTTAAGCGTACCCGTGAGATCATCTGCATAAGGACGATCTTTGCCTATTGCAATCCAGGCCACACCGTCATACTGCAACAGCTGAGGGATATTTTCTGTGAGCCAACTATACGAATATGCTGATGCACGGGTCATATTGGTGTAGCTGTAATGGTGATAAATCGTTTTAGCACCTAATCCATTGAGATCCAGGGTAGGTACCACCGTCGTGCTAGTAACATGGGGGATAATTACAATCATCATCCCTGTGATTAGCTCTGTGATGCCATCTACTGTCGCTGTGTATTTGCTACCAGAACCTGATGTAGTGACAATGGGACAACTACCGTCCCCTTTAGGACCTTGTGGCCCTGCTGGCCCGGTCTCGCCAGGGTCTCCCTTAGGACCTTGCGGTCCCTCCGGCCCGGTCTCGCCGGGATCTCCCTTAGGACCTTGTGGTCCTTCCGGCCCGGTCTCGCCAGGGTCTCCCTTAGGACCTTGTGGCCCTGCTGGCCCGGTCTCGCCAGGGTCTCCCTTAGGACCTTGCGGTCCCTCCGGCCCGGTCTCGCCGGGGTCTCCTTTGGGCCCCTGCGGCCCTGCTGGCCCGGTCTCGCCAGGGTCTCCCTTAGGACCTTGCGGTCCCTCCGGCCCGGTCTCGCCGGGGTCTCCCTTAGGACCCTGTGGTCCCTCCGGCCCGGTCTCGCCGGGATCTCCTTTAGGACCTTGCGGTCCCTCTGGTCCGGTCTCGCCGGGATCTCCCTTAGGACCTTGCGGTCCCTCCGGTCCGGTCTCGCCAGGGTCTCCTTTGGGACCCTGTGGCCCCGCTGGACCGGTCTCGCCGGGATCTCCCTTAGGACCTTGCGGTCCCTCCGGCCCGGTCTCGCCGGGGTCTCCTTTAGGCCCCTGCGGCCCTACTGGCCCGGTCTCACCGGGGTCTCCTTTGGGCCCCTGCGGTCCTGCTGGACCGGTCTCGCCGGGATCTCCCTTAGGTCCTTGCGGTCCCTCTGGTCCGGTCTCGCCAGGGTCTCCTTTGGGACCCTGTGGTCCCGCTGGCCCGGTCTCGCCGGAATCTCCCTTAGGACCTTGCGGTCCCTCTGGCCCGGTCTCGCCAGGGTCTCCTTTGGGACCCTGTGGCCCCGCTGGCCCGGTCTCGCCGGGATCTCCCTTAGGTCCTTGCGGTCCCTCTGGCCCGGTCTCGCCGGGATCTCCCTTAGGCCCTTGTGGTCCTTCCGGCCCGGTCTCGCCAGGGTCTCCTTTGGGTCCGATCGCATCTACACCAGAGTCGACAAACTCTCCGGCATCTTTGTCCCAAATCATCCATGTACCGTCAGGGCTAATGTAAGGACTGCTCCCCACTACTACCTGCGCACGATCTGCCGCCTCTACAGCCTCATCACGAGCGTCCATTACTTGCTGCTCAAGCTCCACAAACTCAGAGGGGAGTGGTGATGGGACATCCCCAGGAGCATTGATGCTCCTCTTGATCCTCAGATCAATAATAGCGGACTTTTTGGTGCGCCCATCTGGAGCCTCGTATCTGAGCTGCACATGAGCGATCCCACCCTCTGGGATATACTCCCTCTTGATAGGGATACGTAGGATAAGGTTATCCTCCGATACCTGTGCGTCCACCAGCCAAACATCTTTGCGTATCCCCGTCTCTGCGTCCATAGCAATTGTCCAGTCTGCATACATAGCTCCACCGGTCTGCAGTATAACCAAAGTGTAGACATTATGCTCTGCGGCATACCCTACAACCAGCTCTTGCGGAGCTGCAGATATACTCCAATCCCGATTAAGTGTAATCATGTACTCCTCCGGTTAGACAGTCTCATCGGTCGATTTACCGTCTTTGATACGGATAACCGCCTGATATGCACCATTGCTTGCCAAGCTAACAAGAGCTGCATTCAGCGGTATCAGCGCCCAGACCGTCCAGGGCTGCATCCAACCGCCTGTGGCTGCTGTTGTGACGACCAGTAGCACCGCCGCAATGATGTAAGACAGCCACTGCGTCGGTAGCTTAGCCGTCATACTCTTCAGCATTTGGGTGAACAAGCCCGTACAGGCCGCAACCCCTGTAAAAGTGGCCAAAGTCTCCCAACTTAAAAAGCTATTAATATCCATATTAATCCTCCTTAATCTCTACTTAATCAACACACCAAACAGCAACTTGCCGTTTGCATATACGCCTGTGCTTTGACCTGACTTGCCAATTGCCCTCACACCAAATATGTAATCATTACCTGATTGACGTCCAGTAATTGTCTGCAGCACCGCACCATTGCCCACGGTAAAGGCTGGCTTAACAGGGCTTGTTAGCTTGACGTGGTAACTGCCACCTTGTACCAAAGTGATGTCCTGCGTGGTATCAGATATTACAGGTGCATCTTTGCCCACAGCGGCGAGGATGCCAGTCGCAATCAAACGGGCTGCATGTGTAGGATCAAATCGGCGCATGTCGTTTGGGGAGTCGATAAAACCGAGCTCAATTAAGATAGCTGGAGCCGTCGTCTCCCGGATGACTGCGTAATAATCACGGCCATCCGTGCCAGTCTTGGTTTTGACGCCCCGATCATGATATCCAAGTCTAAGGAGTACTCGCTGTACCTGCTCAGCCAATTTGCGAGACCTGGTGCCTATGATCGAGCAATAAGTCTCCAGACCGGATCCACCACCAGCATTGAGGTGGACGCTCACAAAATAATCGGCTCCCCACCGATTAGACAATGAGGCGCGCTTATCGACATCCACATACGTATCTGTCGATCTTGTCTGTCCAACGGATATCCCGTATGAGTTAAGCAATTTTGCAAGCTCTACACATACCTGCAATGTACAATCCTTTTCCCGTCGCCCCTGGGCACAAGCACCGGGGTCATTGCCTCCGTGCCCAGCATCAATCCATATCCTCATTATTACTCACCTCCACCTCGACAAAATAGGAAGACACAAGCTCATGAGGCAAATACTGTAGGTTGATTGTACCTCCATCCTCCTCGCCCTCTTGTTGACATAGATACAGTTTACCGTCTTCTGGGTCAAGATAGTATTTGCCATACGTGTACTCCATGCCCTTTGCTGCGGGTATAGGGTCATCCTGTGTCCCTGCATGGACAACATCAATGACCTCCCACAAATTGGGCGTCTTATCTGGTGTCCAATCAGCTTGTGTCGTATGGCCTTGCCCATCACGGACCTTATACAGTTTTTGCGTCGGCGTGTAGTATCTCCGATCTCCAGGTACTACTGCCTCCCCAACTATCCAATAGGGATACAAGGATGGGGCCTTAGCCGCCTCCTGATCCGGTGCATAGGAGACCAGCATCTCAATGTTATCACGGGTGGTCTGTGCCAGCTCTGGGGTAATCGCGTCCGGAGTGACACCAATAATGGTGGCGACTGCAGCGGCTTGCACCTCAGATTGCTCCATGAGTTGAGTCTCTCTTACGCTGACCTCCTTGACGAGTTCTATGCCGATTTGCCCCTCCTGATAATAAGACCGGACAAAAAGGGTATAGCCCTCGATCGGCTTGTCTGCTCCTGTGATCGTCATAGACTTTGTTTTAGCTGTGTCTGTAAAAATGGTACGCAACTCCTGGTCTGTGTAATCCTGTGGATCAAATTTGATGCAGACACCAGGGCGATAGACGCCCTTATACGATTGATTGGCTCCGGTATTACCAATGCAATAGAGCCGTGTACCATCTGCCATTGTCAAGATCATATGAAATCCTCCCATTGACTTGATTTCTTGCGCCGGAAGCGCAGGAAAAGAAACCGAAAACGGGAATCCCGTCTGTTGAGGGATATCCCGCAATGCTTGCTTATACTCTTGCCATACCGCACGAGTGGCCTCGTCCATCGCCGACCAGTTAGACGGATTGCAATAAATCAGATCGCACTGATTAAGGAGCTCGTCCCGGTATGCATACATTTTTTTTGCAGTCGTAAAAAATCCGTCTCGATAATACCAATATCCAGATACTACGTTATTAGGTACATCCTCAATCTCTTTTGTATGATAAAGCGAGAGAGGGTAATATGTATCCGTATCGCATGCATATATGGTGTCAGAGTCGTCCTCCTGGCACGCAACAATAACCCCATTAGATTGTCTTTTTGTAGGGATTATATGATCGGACATATCTACAATTAAGTCCTGTTGGTCTAACAAAAGAAACATCGTTACCTCCTATATGCAAAAGCCAAAACATATACCTTTTGAGACAGACAGATCAGTCGATGTCGTATAATTTCCACCAGTACTAATATACATCCATCGGTTTGTATATGATCTGTTAGGAGTTCTAAGCCAATAATCTTCGACGGATCCATCCCCATTTGATAGGCGTTTAATTCGGCTGGCCGCATCTGTAAAAATTGGATAAGGATACCCTTCTTCCGAAGATAGATATGCTGATTCAGCGCCGGACATTAGCCATAGTTTATCTACCGTAGAAATAGTATCATAAGACGACCCTGGTCTATATGTCTTTTTTATTACAGGCTTTATTACAGATTTAAGGTCTTCGGGAAGTTGTGCAAATATAGCCTCTAATTTTGTCCTCATTATGCAATCAGACCAATCTTCGTCTTGTTCTGCTACTCTTGACGTATCTTGCATAAGATTTTTTAATCCAAAGGTGATAGAAGCTTTTCCGCCTCCTTCGAGATCATCGTGATCAAAATCCCAAATTTGTGCAGTAAGTGTCTCTCCTGTGCTTAATTTAATGTTTTTTGTGTCTCCAACAGCCCAGTAGTCTGCCGCAACTCCCGCACTAGCTGCTTGGGCAATCTGGTCCCAACTATTGTCCTCCAAATCCGGATATATAGACCTAATAGCAATTGTCTGCATCCCGTAGTATGGTCCAGTTGTTATATCCCGATATGTATCTCCACAGGTAATACGATATGTCGTATCAGCGGAGCTAAGTCCAATGACTTTTTTAAGCGTCTCTGGGACTGTGCCCGTATACACAGTATCGTCACCTTGGGCAACTGTAAATTCCTCACCAGAAAATTCTGGGTCGAAGGAAATTGTGACCAAATGGAGTGCCAATGTGCGATTGTACAGAGCACTAAACATTAGATCGGGAGTAGCCTTTGTACCGAGATCAAGTAATGAGGCTGTATCGTCCTGTAGGAGCGTCGCCTTATTGAGTGGAGTACCATCCTCTATTGGATCGTCTGCACGGCTCATGTCAAATACATTGGTCTGCCCACTGACAGGCGTAAGCAATACCCGCCCCGGATGTGTTGATATCCTATCTTTGATAAATCATACCTCCCCTACATAGAGATCGCCGCAAAAACACCAAGCGGCAGCCATCCTGTCCAGCCAAGCGCCAATGGTGTGGAGATCCCACTCCCAGACATTAACCTGGCCAAAATCAATTGTGTTGTTGTAGATGATCTCCTGCCAGTCTGGTAATTGGCAAAACACCTCTTGGAGCGCATTGATGTTATTACGTATCCGGTTGATCTCTCCATAAGAGGGAGGGCTATCCCGTGTCCAATCTGTCTTACAAGGATTGGATACCGTGTATCCATAGCCGCTCAACAGCTCCTGTAGCTGCTGTATTATTGTCTCGATACGATTAAAATCCGTATAGCTATATGACTCCCCGCTCGTATGATCCCATCTGAGATCAGGCACTGCCAATCACCTCCACACTCGATATGTATCCGCTGGTGAGATCAATATCCATGGACGTTATCATACCGGTCAATGCATTGCCAGACATCTGCTGCAGCTGGACCTTATCTCCCGGCTGCCAGGCACCGGGGAAAAGGTCCCCCTGCTCTACGATCCTCTGTTGATAGTGGTCGTATACTCGCTGTGCCATAGCCTGCGCGTCCTCCATGAGCGTACAGTCCTCCACTGCCATTACATTAGCTTTAGAGTTTGCCGGTAGATTGGGCATAGTGACGGAGCCTCCCAGACTTGTCTGATCCTCATATGTTTTGCCAGTGAGCGTAACTGTGCCAGCCTCAGAGACCGTAAGACGTGCCCAATTGACGCTCTTATCAGCGATGATTGCTCCTGTACAAGAGAGCTCAGCAGCAGGGGATGAAAACTTGACCAGACGATCACCCACTTGGCACTCCTCTACAAACAGCTCGCTGCTCTCATCAGAGAGGCTGTAATGATGTACATATACCTCTACCCCAGTCACCAGCTCCCGTTGCGTGAGGCTATGTCCCACCACTTTGTCGTCCGGGCTGATCGTATCCGACACATCAGTCGATGGCTTAAAAATACGGATCATATTACTGCGCGCACATGACACCAAAGCACCTGCAGCAAACGCTACTTGCTGCAGCGCCGCCCGATGCGTACAGATGGGGAGATACCCTTTGAGGGTGATCCTGGCGATATCCGCATCTAGCTCATACAGATCCGAGACTCCGGCAGATGCCATAATATCGGACACCAAGTCCCCGACCGTAATGCCGTCCAGCCACAAACCTCCCATGTACTCTGTGCCATCAATCACGCCTAATAGATCGGTACAGGTGACATCTGTGACATTGCCGTCAGTTGCAGCCTCTTGCAGATAATAGGTCCCCATGTCCATGGGATCACCATCAATCCACTCTGTAACAGCCATATCCTGCCTCAACTGGAAAGCACGATATGCACCGCTGGGATCAAGTATGTCAAACTCTCCGGACGGCGAGTAAAACTGATAATAGAGCATGTTGATGCGCAACTCGTCGGAGAGTAAATCAACCTCCTCTATCACATTGGCGCTGATAAGATCGTTGCCTCCAAATACCTTAAGCACGCCGTACCGTAGCCCGGATAATTTGAGATAATGGTATGGCTTGTTGGTTGCCAAAAATGTGATGACAATCTTATAATATCCCTCCACCAGCGGACCATAAGAGGCGTTGGCGGAAACCGGAGCAAAATCCTCCTCGTGTATCACATTGCCGCTCTGTCCATACCAAACGATATGCATATCATGGATCCAGTCTCCGGTTGACTCGCTAAATACCAAGGTAAGTCCTACAGAGGTGTGAGGCTCCGTAAATGTGATTGTCAATGTGGGAGGGACTGCAAACACTCCATCTGATCCAGAGAGTGTGTTTGACCAAACTCCCATAAACTCTTGGACAGGATCATCCGGAAAAAGTAACCGGCTCCCATCAAGCGGGATACCATCCCCCTCTAACGTTGCCCATGGATCCAGCGTCTGGGTCTCATCATGGATCTGATAGAGATCGGACCAAGGCTTGTAATTTGTGGCGGATAGGGTGGCGTCGTCAACCGCTGTAACATCCATCAGCCTAAAAGAGATCTCGCATCTGGTACTCATTGGCCATCCTCCAAAGGCTCTACTCCGGTGATATTGAGCGTAAGGCCATCCCAGCGCCGTGTGCCATCCAGCTCTAAAAACATTAGAGAGTCGTTACCGATCTCTACACGGGCGTCCAGCGTAACATCATCTTGACCGTCCGGCAAAGTAATGGACACATACTCGTCCGATGTAGCCAATGCCTCGCGCAGCGAGTCATAAGCGGCCTGGTCAAGGCTGCCCAAAGTGACTGTATACGTGCGATACCGGGCACGCAGCTCACTGCGTTTCCGGCCGCTCTCCGCAATCAGATCATACTTATACTCACGTATCTCTCCGCGCTTAAGGTCGGTTATCTCTGCACCGGGATACTTTTGGCCGTTGATCTCGATCATGTTGTTGTGCCTCCCTTGACCATCTTATCGCCTCGTCGTTTGCGCTCGACCTCGATGTACGGATACATGTGCCGGGCAAGAGCCGCCATATCGCCCTTAAGATTGATCGTAGGCGTCGTCTCTATGTACTCATGATAGTAGGTGGATTGCGTGGCCGCTGGAGCGTATTGGGCTGCATGTGCATTTGTTCGGTCAGTGGCCACAGCGGACAAACTCCCGACCTCGCTGGTTACCGCGCCGCGCATTTGAGCGAGGACATCTGGCAATGCCCGGTCAAACCCAACACCTACGCCCTGTGCGAGAGGCTCGCCAACCAGATCCCGTGTTTTGCCGGATGGGGAGTGGATGTCCGCCTCATCTCTCATGGCATTGATGGCTTGACGCACAATATCGGCGGCAGCGGTAGACAGGGCTCCAGACTTGGAGTACATGCCATCAATCATCCCTTGGATGCTGTTTTGTCCAATACTGCTCAGCGTTGATGGGACCGAGGCCAAAGCCGCATCTAGCTTGGCCGTAAAGCTTTTGTTGAGCGTATCGAGCTGACTCTTATAAAATTGATCGGCAATCCCTTTGGCCAAATCCTGCTGCTTTTGCCAAGCAGCCATGTAGCTGCCAAATTCTTCCGCAGGCAAATTAACCAGCGCCTGCGCAAATTTGGTGGCCTCCTCGACTCCGAGAGCCGTTACCTGATCAATAAATCCATCCGGCAACTTGCGCATCTGGAGCTGTGACAGAGCCTTGTCGTATGCACGCAGGGCCTCAATATGCGCGTCCAAATTGACAAGGGATAGGTCACCAGTCTCATCATCAATCACAAATAGGTCTCCAAAGCCAGCCAGTTTGGATTGCATGTCCTCTTGCTGCGCAAGGATATCATCGTTCGCGCCTTGGAACTCATCGGTGATCTCTGTAATCCGGTCCTTGGTGATCTGCAATGCCTCATCGTAGCCGTCCGTCAAGGCATCCTTATATGCGTCAGTGACCTCTTTGCCTGCATCCTCATATGCTTTTTTTTGAGCGTCGGCGCTCTCCTCGATAGCGTCGATCTCCCTTTGGATGGCCTCTTTTTGGGTTTTACCGACCTTGTCCATTTGACGCTCTTTGGCGGCAACCATGGACTCTGTCGTTGAGTCAACCTTATGGTTATATGCCTCCACATTTGCCTCGACCCATTGCTCCATCGCAGCCACAGACGCATCTACACCTGTGTCGATGGCATAGGTCAAATTATCTATGTAAGACTCCCCAATCTCCGTGTAAGAGTCGGCACTCGCTTTAGCTGCCTTAATCGCTGCATTGGATACGGAGGTAATCGCTCCTGTAACATCCTTGGTCTTGTCCTTGATACCGAGGGCGATGCCCATAGAAATCATCTTACCAACCTGGTCACGCATCACGCGAGACGGGGAGTGGATGTCCAAGGCTCCCTTGATGCCGCCGAGGATGCTGTTGGCAAACTCAGTGACCTTGCCCTTGATCCACTCGCCTGCTCCTGTGATGCCCTGCCAGATGCCCTCGACGATATTTTGTCCGACATCCTGGATCTTGGACATCAGACCCAAAAACGCATCTACAAGCGCCTGGACGATCTGTGGGACTGCCTTGATAATCCCCGCAATAATGGCTGGCAAATCCTGGACGAGTGCCACAAATAGGGTAATACCTGCCTCGATGATCTTGTCAATATTAGACGTTAATGCAGTAACGATCCCCTCAATGATCCTGGGCATAGACTCTGCAAGCGTTGTAATGATCTGTGGGAGTGCATCTATCAAAGCCAAAAATAGCGTAACGCCCGCATCAATAATCGCTGGCAGATTATCCATCAGCGCCGTGATAATCCCGTCAATTAAGTCCGGCAATGCGTCGACGATCGTCTGGATAATCATCGGGAGATCCTCGACCAGAGCGGTCAACAGGTCGATCCCGGCCTGCACGATGAGATCGATATTATCAAGCAATGCTGTGAGAATCCCGTCTATGATCTCTGGGATTGCCTCCACAATGGCCGCAATAATATCTGGGAGTGCGTCTACCAATGCCGTAAGCAGCTGTATCCCCGCATCGATTAGCCGAGGAATCGATGCAAGCAATACATCGACCAGGTTGGTCACAATATTGGGGATAGCAGCAATTAAGATGGGTAATCCATCCAGCAGTCCCTGCACAAGTCCTTGGATTAACTGGATGGCCGCATCAACCAGTAGAGGTATATTGTCGATCAATGTCTGGACAATGGCAACAACAACCTCGATAATTTTAGGCACCAGTTGAGGGAGGGCCTGACTGATCCCATTGGCCAGAGCCATGATGATCTCAATGGCGCCCTCTAAGAGTAATGGTAACGCCTCAATCAATCCCTGCAACAGCGTGGTGATCATGCCCACAGCAGCTGTACTGATCTGAGGCAAACATGCAGCGAGTCCGTCAACCAATCCCATAACGATCTCGCTCGCAACATCCGCTATTTGCGGTAGGATTGTTGCAACTCCATCGCTCAATCCGGAGAGCGCCTCTCCAAATGCCTCCGCCATCTCAGAGACATCACCGTTGGCAGAGGCAGCCCCTGCGGATACCTCGTTGACAAAATCGGAGAATATGGGCAGAGCTTGATCACCGATCGGCAAAACAAAATTGGTCTGCAGTACCCGTCCGAGTCCTGCAATCGCAGAGTCAAAGTCGTCATATTTGACCGCATTGATTGCTCCAAGCGCATCGGTTGTAGTACTGATCCCGCCGTTGAGATCAGCTAAGGCTTTGACGCCGTCAGCACCTAAATCCTCCCACATTGTGCCAAACAAGGCGACACCTGCGGTATTTTGTGCCAGAGGGTCATCCATCGCAAATAGGGCGTCGGTAACATCCGCAAATGCTTGTGATGCACGCTCGCCTCCAGCGGCAAATGCCGCTGCCGTCTCGTTGGCGTCAAGGCCGATGGAGGCAAATGCCTCCATCGTAGTGTCGCTCCCGTCTTTTACCCGTATGCCAAACTCTTTGACTGCATCTCCAAGCTTGTCAACGGAAAATGTACCAGCCGCGGCACCATTGGCAAAGCTGTTAAACATGTCCTCAGCATCCAGGCCGAGCTGCGCAAAATGCACGGAGTACTCATTGATGCTATCGAGGAGATCCCCATTTTTGTCCAGTCCGCCTTGTGCGCCTTGAGCAATCAAACTAAATGCCTCTGTGCCAGATACGCCAAATTGATCCATCATCATGCTCACAGCACGTATCTGTTCTTGGATGTCAAATCCAAACGCGTCCTGGAGCATCAGGGCATTTTGGGTAAGACCTCCAATGTTGTCCGGGTCAATCTCTCCGGATATCTGCGCTACGGTGGCCATCGCTGCAGATATATCCTCCAGGCTATCGCCAAAGTTGTTGTTGTATATCTGCATCATAGCGTCTGCAAATCCATTTGCAGACGCCTCTGCGATACCCGTCGCAGCCTCAAAGCTATTAATGGCTTTCTGTGCATCGTTGGCAAAATCTACGGCATAACCTGTAGCACCGACAAGTGCCGTGCTGACTCCAGCAATTGCAACAGCGGACCCTTTAAGCGCTGCGGTGGTAGCACTCCCAAAACTGCTGATCTGGCCGTTGACATCTTTTAGCTCGCCCTCAAATCCGCTGCTGTCGCCGTCGATCTGGATGATTACAGAGCCATCTGCTGCCATGATCCCACCTCCTGGGAGACCATCGGCAGCTCAGGCTCTACTTGGTCTTATCACTAATTTTGATCTCAAATATTCGTTTGCAGTTGCGTCCTTTGCAGCGCACAAATACACCCTTGCAGGATGCATCTCTGCTTACCTGCAAGGGCATTACATATCCACAGTATGGGCATCTAACCTTGTCCAAGCTGATGCTGCACCTCCTCAAACCTCCGGGAGACATAGCTGCGCATCCGGCGGTTGCGCTCCTCCAGAGAGATACGATCCTCTGCACTGCCGCGCTTAAGAGCATACAGCTTGCGCATCCGCTCATAGTATTTTTTCTGATTTTTGGGTAGTCCTTTAAGGTCTGCTGTCCGATAATGGACGCGGCGCATAAATCCGCTATCCTCTGGCAGGCCAAACATCAGCCGCCGGAATGTCCACCAATGGAGATATATGGATGTGAGATCAATCCCATACGCCTGCCAAAACGACGAGAGCAGGATGTCTGCATCCTGATCAAAATCGTATGCGCGCTCTTGTCTGCGGATAATGGGATCGTGACCGCTCTCCTCCGTCAATGCAGGCCGTCCCAAACGATAAAATTGAAGAGATGCATCAACTGCAGCATTGACGTTATGAGGGATATGCGGATACCAGATCTGCAGCAACTGCAATACATCTGTATCTCCATTGAGTAGAGCTAACTCAAAGGTGACTCCTACCCGAAAATCCGTATTGATGGGATAGATCTCTCCATCGATCTCTACAGATGTGGGAGGTAAATCAAACGGCTTAATCATTTTTTGCCAAACTCTATGGCCCGTCTCTGGGCACGGTTACCAGCACTATTTGTCCCATGCATCGCAGCCATCTCCGATGCAAATTGTTTGGATGTGCGTGTTACTTGGCTCACAAAGTCGTTGTATGACGTATAGATGTCCTTGACATTGACATGGTCTCCAAATATTTGGTGCGCCGTCCCGTCTCCACATACAGCATCAAAAAAGTCCAGGATTGTATTGCAGATCCGACGCAATCTTTGGAGAGGAGTCTCTCCCGGTATGGACATTTTGGTATCATCTGATACATGTTTGATCTCTGTATCCCATCGATCCATGTTATCAATATCAAAGGTGTCATATGTAATCTCTACTCCGTTGATAACATATTTGTCGCTCATATGATATCCCCCTTATACGCCAGCACTGTAGGTATACTCTTCCGGTTGCGCACCCAGCTTGCGCAACTCGATGTCAATTGCCGCAGACTCACCGGCATTGCCAGATGCATCCGAGTTGACGATAATCGATGCCGTACCCTGCTCGCCCTTGCCGTTTAACAGGCAAAAGTATACATACGGCACGGCCACGGCATTACCTGTCCCATACTTAATTGCATGGGACAACGCGTAATCCTGAAACTCATCGCCTATGTAACGGTCACCGGATACTGCGAAACTACGCTGCATACCGGTCTTGGTGGTAGACTGACCAGCACGGATGTATGTCTTGTCTTGGGTAACGGGGTTGAGCTGCGCATCTAGCCCCGCAACGCCCATCTGGACAACAACATACTCTCCAGGCTCAGAGTCTTTGCCCTCGCTGATGTCTACAGCGAGGACAAAGTCATCATTGGTAACCCATCCCTCAAAGTCTGGGCTAGGGGTGTACCCAGCCATAAGCTCCCCTAAAGTCATACTCTCTCTCCTCTCTGTAAGTAGATCAACTCCATCTGGATCTGATACCGAGCAGTCCCATGATCATCTCTAAGGTATAGATATCCAGGTGTTGTGACCGTGATCTTTTGCGCGTCTCGACCATCTCCAAGGTGGGGGAGATGCTTGGGCCTGCGATTTTGACGCTCTACCCATTGCGCAAAATCCTCATAAAATTGTAGGTTGTCGGCGTTTTGTGCAATATCACTCTCCGCAAACTCACGGGAGGCCAGCACAAACAAAAATTGTTTAAGCGCCGATCCATCCATATATTGCTTGATTGTCCCCCTACCGGGGACAACCTCGACCGAATAGGATTGCGCCTCAACCGGCAAAAAGTCGATATTGAGACGCTCTCCCTCCAATATCGGGCATGTCTTAAGCCATGTCCTCATAGATTCGATAATCGTCATCCACGTTTGCCTCCAACAAATTTGGCGAGATCGTCAATGACCTCGTCCCCACGATCTGCCATCATACGCTTATCCCAGTAGGGGCCTCTCATGGGTGATCCATGATACTCCAGACTTTTGCCGTTTTTGCCTTGTCCCTTGTATTGATAGGTCGCGTAAGGTTGGTCGTACAAGATCGCGCGTCCATCTTCATCGATCTGGCGGGTGTTTTTTAGCGTGCCTGTCTGCATAGGCACATATTTGTCGGATAACCTGGCAACAGTGACCGCCAGATGTTTGCGAGCACGGGACGACTTACCCAGCCCACGGCCCTCTAAGATTGCCGCTGTCTCGATATGTGCTTGTACCTTAACCCTCATGCTCCACTTACCAACCAATGTGGATTGCGGCCCCGGCGGTTATCGCCGACGGCCGTAATCCGAAAGTACTCCATACCTTTGAGGTCAGCAGGAGATGATATCCCTGTAACAAGTCCCCGTACCAGATAGTCCCCCTTTTGAGGCTGCTTGCCATCCTGGAGTAATCCGTCAGGGATCCTGCTTGTAAGGACATTTGCGCTTGTGACGCCGGTCGACGTACTGGATATTGCCGTTTTGGAGTACCAACTTGCTCCGTTGATAGCCACACAATCATATTGATCTGTATCCTCCAGCTTGATATGGCGTACTAGTGTCACAACCTCGTTACACATCAACATCTTATCCACCCCCTTGATACATCAGGCCCGTACTACCGAGATACCATAGAGCGGCATTGTAGAGCTGTTGATCTGGAGATCGATTGCTTGTTACGTAGGTCTCGGAGTATCCGTCATTGGTCGCGCTGGACACCTCGCCGCCCTGCTCCTGCTTGTACATACACTCTGCTACAGCGCAGGCTGCATCACTGAGCTCAAATCGGCATAACCGGCGAGACCGGCCAAATGTCACCTGATCGATATACGATCCGGCCCGGCAGATGAGGCGTCCAAATGATGCCTCGTCCAGTTTGTCCCCGCGATACTCCGTGATGTAATAGTCGTAATCTGGTAGCTGCATAATATACCTCTTACGTGTTGGCGATCAGGGTAACATTTTGGGATAAGGCTGATTCCGCAACTGTGATGGTCTCTATTACCGTTTTGTATCCGCGCTTGGATACCTTAACCTCATACGTCCCAGCCCTAAGATTAAATTTTGCGGTGCCGTCCGCGCCAGTCTTGAGCCGTGCCCCGCTGATATCGACCGTGACGCCATCAATCGGCACTGGCTCATCCTGGTTATCCTTGACCGTATAGGTGACTGTCTGCGTAGTAACAGCAGTAGTAGGCTCCAAATACGCAAATGGGCACATCGTGCGCCCCGTGTCCATGCATGTAACAGGGTTAGGCAGTGCCCACCCCAGCCGGAAAACCACACGGAGGGCAATCATATCCTGCTGGGCGAGGTTATACTTGATCTCTTTGGTCGACGGATCTTGGATCACGCCCTGGTCCAAAATCTTGACCGTAATATCTTGTCGGATTGCATAGACCGCCTGGCTCCAGTCTCCAACGATCAGTTGTGCCACAGACGAGTCAAACGATCCATTATCCGGAAAATACATTGGGGATCCGTCAAGCGCGTACGATGTCGCCCCTTGCATGTTAGTGTTAAAAATAGGATGTCCATCTGTACCCTTGAGTCCGCGCAGCTTAGCGCGCATCTCCATGGAGGAGATCGCCCCAGTTACCATATGCCCGGACTGTTCCACTTTGGCGATGACACCACCATCGCCCATAATGAGATCATAATAGTTGGGGGTGCTCCCAGGCGCTACATTGTTGCCCGCCTGACGTGCACGAGTAATAATGTCGGCCGGCCATGCAGCCGGGCGTCCCACGCCAAAGATCGTCGCCTGATCTACACGTTGGCCGATAGCCTCAACAACCCTGGGCTGGATCTCGCCAAGGATATCAAAGGATGCATCTGCAATCACCGACTCCGGGATGGGGACGATAACTGCCAGCTCCTCTGCGGTGAGATAGACGTTATCCCATCCCTGGTCACTGGTCTGCTTGTATCCAGTGTCCCCGTTGACCCAATAGGCCGTCGGCAGCATATCGAGCACCGGAACACGGGTCTGCTTGCTCGTCATATTGGCAAGCTTGCGAGCCAACGACATAAAGACCGATTTTTTAGGCGCGTCCTGCTGGATTGTGTTAATAAGCTGCTCCTGGATAAGGGCCTCTGCAGCCTGTCTGTCAACAATAGGCATAATTAATCCTCCTCATGGCCAAAAAGCGCGCGCAGCGCAGCATTAGCCTCATCTTTTTTGCTGTCTCCCATACTTCCGACCTCTTTGCCATATTGATGGCTCAGTCCGGTCTTGGTTTTGATCTCCGGCTCAAAGTATGCCGATGTGATCTCTCCTTTGCGCAACGGTGCAAGCTGCTCATCCAGCCCGATGATCTTGCCCTGTACACAAGAGAGCTTTGCTCGGTCTAGGTGTGCTTTGATCGCAATCGGGTCTTTTGCCTTGGCTTCAGCAAGAGCTTTGTCCAGAGCAAAGTCAAACTCCTGATCTTGGAGTTTGCGCTCTGCGGCGTCGGCTTTGGATTTCCAGTCTGGGTCGTATCCCTCCAATTTTTTGTTTGCATCGGAGAGCTGCCCCTTTACCGTGTTGAGTTGTGTGGTGAGATTGTCCATGTCTGTCTTAGGGACATATGCCCCTCCAGTGGCATTGACTACCTCAAACCCTTTGCTCTTTACAGCGGCGGCCAGCTGGTCATAGGTCAAAGATCCTTCGCCAAAAAGGTCGCGTAAAAAGTCCATAAAAACCTCCTAAATTTGTTTAAAAAAGCACCATACCAAACGGTATGATGCTAATTTATTATTTTGGGTCAAAGTGATACGATCCTCCGCAGGTAATCGTCGGATCACGTATAAGTGCTCTTATATGATCCGGTGGGATTCCGGACGGATAAGCTGCGCATGTAGATCTGCTGGGCATCCTATGATTGCAGTTGTTGCATGGGATTGTGCTGGGGGTCGTTGACGCCATAGACATCCGAGCTCTAAATTTATCCCCGTCTGACAAGTCCTTATATCGGTCCGATTGCTCGGCGGCGGTCAACCTACAAAACTCCTGGTACGTTAGATTTCTGTCAGCCATAGTGTATTGCCCTCCCTTTTAGTGACCAAAAATATGCTGTCTCTCTTAAATAATATCTCTTGCTCCAGGTCATTATATGGACGCATATCACATCCATGCTTAGATTGGATGATCATCTGTATATCCATACCCTCATCATATACCTCTGTGCTGGTAGAGGTATATGCATCCTCCACTACATAGTTGAGCGGCTGGTAACGCGCCCAAAATGCATCTATGTCCGAGATCATGCTGCTGTCCATTGACCGGTAGACTGGCCCCCGATACTCTGGGAGCTTGTCCAGCGCCTGATCAATATCTCGCACAATCTCGGCATCATCCGAGCTTAACCGCCCTCCCGATCGGAGGATGTCATTGATCTGATAACTCCTGGCCGTCTTGTACTCCTGCAGTGCATAGACATCTTTATCATCCAGTGTAACATTTTTGGTCTGGTTTGTCAGGCTTTTGGAGGATGTAGTCCCGATTTGCTCTCGTGCAGGTTGCCGTTTGAGACCGGTCTGGCGTACAAAGTCCCTTTGCACCGCCTGCCATTGCCGGATTTTTGCAGCACTCTCCTCCGCATCCAATCCCGCCTCCGACATCATCACATTTTCGCGCTTCCAGCGCCGGATTTGACGCTCGATATAGCGTTGCTGCTGCGATGCCTCATACTCGGTTATTTTTTTGCCGTTGTAGCGATACTTTTTTGCCTCATATTCCTTAAGCTCTGAGTTGCTATAGCTGCGTGGACTGCCCTCAAAATAGGGATAAAAGCTGTGCCTGCAGTTCCAGCCACCGAGACCAGTACCGGATCCATATCCTGTGGACCGCACAAAATCCGGATATTTTTTGCTTTTACCAGATCGACTAAATACCTTGCCCTGCCATGTTGCATGGTCTGGCCGCGCGCCACCATGCGCAGTAGTCTCGACAAGATCGCACTCCATCTCGTCCGCCAGGTCCATTTGCAGCTGCAGCGCCGTCTGGTTAATCCCGGTCAACACAGCGCGCCGGACGGCAACCTCAATGTTATCCATGTGACCTGACGGATAGGTGATTGCTCCAATCCCCTGTCTGGCAAGGTCTTTGACCGCGCGACGTATCGCTGTATTGTAATCCACCGCCCCGGTTGACACCAAAAGATATGCCTTATCCAGAGCGTGCTCAAATTGTCTGGTAGCTGTTGATGCAGTCGTTTTGGTCAAATTTTTAAAAAGCCCCTGAGTCCTCTTGAGTCCGGACGTCAAAGTCTTTTGCATGGTCTTGGACGCTGTAAGCGGGGGAGGGTCCAGCTCTTGCTCCTTATAGATGGCCCGGTCAAAATCGGTTGCCTCGACTCCGGCGTCCATCATCATCTGCTTGAGCTCTGCAGTACTTTTACCAGTGAGGGAGGATAGGGACTCCAAGACATAACTGTGGTAGTTGCCCATCTCGCTAAGCTTTTGGCGCTGCCATTCTGTAGCTGGGGACCAATAGTCACACTTAGAGATACGCCTGGCCATATCCGCCAGCAGCTCCGTCTCCACCTCGCTATACAGATCGATCATTGCGTCGGGTAGCTGCTCCAAATATTTTGGCTTAAGCATCGGTTACACCGCCCGCCCGGTTAAATCCAAATGGATCGACATCCTCCTCGCTTGTACTGGACAATTCGGCCGCCATTGCTTTGGCGTCCTCCTCGGTCTCGCCAAAATATTTAACGCGGTATTCCCATACCGCCATGAGGCCATCACGCACCTGTTGCATATCGCGCAGCTGTTCTGCGGGCCTGTCCTCGATGATACTGTCGTCAAAATTGACCGTAATCTCCCAATCAGTAGACAATCCAAGCAACGATGCAATAGCCCGGCACATACCAATAATAGCCGAGCGCAGCACCCGCTCGTGTTTTTTGAGATTTTGATAGAGGTCGGATTTTTCGGAGACGACCTCCGTGGCTGTTTTGACATTGTCCGCCTCAAATTTGTACCGGTCGTTACCGAGGCCGCATTTGGTCGAGACCAGGTTTAGGCTGGTTTTGAGAGCAGCCTCATGCGCCTCATGGCGGAGTTGCATGTTGATCTCAGTGATTTTTTGTCCATCATCATTGCTGGATGTCTCAAATGCAAAAAACTCCGTGTCGGAGTCGTCAAACACTGGTTTGGTCGTCCCATCCTCCTGCTGGATGATTCTGGCCATTGTAATCGGGACCATAATACGCTTTTTTCCGAGCCGGAACTCGTTGACATAGCTGTCATATACCAGATCGAGCCCCTCCAGCTCATCCAGTGCATTGGCATACACAGAGATCCCCATGGGACAATCCAGATCGATATTGTTGACGATATTAGGCGTAATGATCTGATACAGCGGGATGTCCGATCCGGTATGGACAGTCTCCTCTACGTCGTTTGGTAAGTCCGCATCTATCAATGTATTACCGCATCGCTTAAACATCTTGTTGTCTACAATGTATTTTCCGCCGTCCATACGGTGGATATTGAGATATACAAGTCTATCTTGATTGCGTGTGCACTCGGTCGCAAACGCACACTCTGTAATCCGTCCATTGTCCCAAGCAATGGGGGTGATCATACCGGCGCGGATGTAATCGATCCGGACTTTATCTCCGTCCTTGTACTCTACCAGTGCGCCAGTCCCAAGGGCATATGCCAGCTCAACAAGTTGGTTGCCTCGCACCCAAAAATTATTAGCGTCCAATGTCTCATGCACTGCCTGGTTGACAGCATCGTCTGATATGACGATCTCCACCTTATCATTGAGCTGCAGAGATGCCCAATCCTCACAGACCTTTTTGGCCATGCCAAGGCTTTTGCGGGTCCGGGTGATCTGCTTAAGCCCGTTATACTGTTTGTATGTATGGACACTTGATACCTTGCCATGATACCATTTGGCCCATTTATTGATCTGTCTGTAATAGCCGTCATCAACCGTACTGTATCCCTGTCTGGACAGATACTGTGTAATTGCCCTCAATACGCATCCCCCCTACAAATAGAGTATCTGATCCTGCATGGTCTCAGTGGAGTACTCCATACTGTCCAAACTATCAATGTTCATCCGGCCATCGTCGAGCCGGATATCTTTGGTTTGTTGTTTGTCGTCGTAGACGGCCTCTTCTAATGCGCTGATCGTATGTTTGCAGCGGCTCAAAATCTTAAACCGTCTCTGTGCCATGAGGGACGTATAAAATGCGATCCGATCGTTGATAGGACCCTTTTTGGCATTGAGTATCCCAATGCCAAGATGGGCACGCATCGCGGCGGCTGTCAAACCTTGGATGAGCGTCTGCTCTGCACTGTCGCAATATGCCTCTGTGACCCGATACCGGGATTTTGCCCTACGGACAAAATCCACAAATGCCTTGTCCACATCAGATGGAGAGAGGCGTTCATTTTGGTTATTGTGGTAATACTCATCCAGGACGACAACATCCTTATATCCCCGCGAGTACCCCGTGAGAGTAAAACTGTGAGCAGATGTCGTACCACCAAAGTCCACTCCAATAGTCGCATACATGATATTGCCTGGGGCATAGTCATCTAAGATATACTCCTCCGGATGATCGGCAAAGTCCGGATAAATCAGGCCGTCTGCAGCAACCCATAGCCCCAAAATATTGCGCTTGTAGTAGACCCCGTTGTACATACGCCGGTACTTGTCTTTGGTCTGCTGAGAGAGGGTGAGGTTATCATCCAGGCCAAAGTGCAGCAGGCAGATATTTTTGCTGTCCGCCTTTTTGATGTACTCCTCATTGAGATAATGATGAGGACCGGCCGGGTTGCAATTGAGCCACATTTTTGCCCCTGCAACACTGCAGCGTCCAATCGCTTGTGACAAAAAGTTCTTCGCCATTAATGCCGCCTCGTCGAGGTACGCCCCAGCTGCGGTCAGGCCCTGTAATTTGTCCTGAGATGTCTCATTGTTGGCCTCATAGAGATAATACATATTATCGCCAATCTCAATGCTGTTATCCTGGCCTCCCCGATGATACACATACGGCCAGTGCCAGGCACACAGGATCTGTAACATTGGGTTGATGACGTTTTTTTTGAGGGCGCCGATCGTCTTACCAGCAACAATAAAATTTTGCCCAGAGTAATTGCTCTGGGCAAACTGCAAAAATGAGCAGATACATGCAATGGTTTTGCCAGATCGGATCGACCCATCCGCGATCATCATGTCGCAGCCCGCATAAGGGGATCCCGGCCTCCACCAATGCAACAATCGTTGCTGCTGGGGAGAAAATGGCAAAAAAGCAAACTCTTGCCCGCTGGATTTATGCTTTTTGGGCATTACCATTTACCTCCTCAAAGAGTTTTTGCAGATCCTCATCGCTGGGTTTGGTCGCCGCCAAAAAGTTGGCGATCCCTGCCCCAGTATCGCTGTCTGCAGAGTAATAATCCAGATACAGTTTGAGCGCATTGGTGTCTCCCGCAATACAGCGGTCCACAAGCCCCTTATGCACGGCGGCAGACTCTGTTACGCTATATTTGACGATAAGACTGTCCAACTCCCTCGTAAAATCCTTTGGCTTAAGCATCCCATAATGACGTTTGAGCGTTTTGAGGTCATCAAGGAGGTCAAACTCTATGCGGGTCGCTTGCGCCCGCATAGCGTCCTGCAGCATATTGAGTGATTGATTTTTTCTGCGTCCCATTTTGGCGCACACCTCCTTTCTGTAAACTTGGCCCTGTACGGCCTTGTAAGGCGTTTTATGGTGCACTAGACAAGTTTCATCGGCCTTTCATAAAATGCTCGCTTAAAAAGCGTTAAAGGCATCTTAAAAGCTGTTCTTCTGTGCCGTCTTATTTACCGTGTATTAACAGATCAAAAAGGTAGGCTTCGCCGCCCGCGGCGGCTCCGATCCGCGCGGCGGTAATGGCATAGATGACGGCTTATCCACTCCGTTGGGACGGATCAACCAGCGGATGTTTAAGCTTTTTTACAGATTTTAAGATGCCTTATACAATTTGGATTGCGAGATCCTTGGTTACTGTGATCCCGCCAACAGTCAAGCGCACACGCGCACGGCGTTGCCGGGGGATAATACGGATAATCTGATCATCCTGTAATTGCATCAGAGGGCCATCCAAGACGTCCCAGCTGCCATCGTCCTCTTGATGGATACGAGATACTTGCCAGTCTCCGTGTGTCCAATATTGCTCCTCCTCTGCTGTGAGAGGGATTGGTACGCCCCGGTCTCCCAATACCCGGATAATCCCTGAGACTCCATGCACAGCACAATACAACGCCATACTAGATGATGCGCGGATGAGGATATACCCTGGCAATAGTAGACGTATCCGGCTGTGCCATTTACCGCTTTTGCGCACGGTGATGTACTCTCGCGGTGTTAATACCTCTGCTCCGCGTCTGGCAAGCTCCCGGCTAATGTCCTCCTCATTGCCAGTCAAGACCTGGAGTACATACCACCTGGGTCTGTCCAACATTATGTACCCTCCTTTTTTGCGTCCTCTATGGCCGATACAACCTGGCGGTACAAAGCTGGGGCGCGCTTTGACAACACGTCAAACAGTGCCGTCTTGTTGGCGTCAAGCGCTTTGGACGTGTCGTCTGCAATACTGTGATCCACACGGCGCTTGTACTGTACAGCGCGGACCAGTGCCGTTGCCTCTTTGAGGAGTTTATCCGGAGGGATACAGCTCCATCCCTTCGCAGGCATATCTACAATCGCCTGTAAGATGTTTTGGCTTGCCAGCCGTGATATGGCCTCCGTAATATCCAGATCTGGATACTCATCCATGATAGATGTAATGGCGGCCATATTATCCTGGGCTGCCCGGAGCATCTCCACGCTGGCCGCAAATTTGCGGGCATACCGGCAGACTGATTGCTGGGACAGGGTAATGTTATTATCAGCCAGATAATCGACAATCTGTCTGTATGTGCATCCGGTCATCAGCATTTGGTCCACCGTCTCTTTGACATCCGGCGGAGCCTTATCAATGATCCCGTTACTGCGGTTGCGTCTGCGGCTCATAGCTTACACCTCGTCGATCATGGGGTCGGTAATCGCACCGCCTAACAATTGGATACCTTTGGGCGTAAGTCTGGCCTCCAGCGCTTGGTAATCCACATCTGCAATATCAGCAGTCTCATGATCGACGATTGTACGCACATGGATGTATCCAGATCCGGATAGGTAGTTGACTGCGTCCAGATACTCCTGCTCGCTGATCGTGTTGAGTGCGGCACGCACCTCTCCTAGAGACTCGTATTTGTGTCGCAGGATGTTAATGGTGCGGAGTACCACAGCATAGTTTTTGCGTGCGCGTGCGGCGCGCATCCGCTCCATAGCGGCCCGGTTGTCGATCGGCATTATTGTCCTCCTCTCTGGTCATGTAAGAGCTTGTATATTTGTTCTAGGCGCTCATTTGTGTATGATTGCGCCCGATAAAAATCCTCTTTTGTCAGGCACCGGTCTTTAAGCTCGCTGACGTCCTGGGTGAGCTGTTTGATATCCTCACGAGATTGCGACTTATATGCCTTAAAATCATCCTGTGTAACGTATGTACGTTGGATGAGATTGATCGCTTTATCGTGGCTGTCCACCTGGCTGATGGTCCGGCGTAAAAAATAGGTGATTGCTCCAATAGCTGCCGTCGTAGCCAACCCTACCAACCACCAGGTCCCTGCATCAAACTCCATATCACATTGCCTCCCCAAAAAATAAGGTACACTTGAGATGTCTCAAGTGTACCTTAAAACTACAATTGATAAAATTGACAAGAGTCTAAATATATTTCTTTAAAATAATTTTTGTTGACCATCTACCTGACCTTTTTTTAACTCATGTATCTTATCCTCTACAATTCGGCTGACGTGTCGCTCGCTTAATCCCCACTTGCGCGATAAGGCAAATATATTGTCTCCGTCATACTCCCTGCGGATGATCTCATCCCGTTTAGCAACAATGAGTGTCTCTGTTTTAGGGATATATACAGATGCTCCTCCATAATAATAGACCATCTGCCTGTATGCCTCCATACCGATGATCTCTGCAAGCTCCTGCTCCTTTGGTGGAAGATCCTCTAAATCGAGGAGATTAAGCATGGCCAGCATATCCATCTACATCACCTCGCCTTTTACGAGCGGCACTGCTTACATATTTTTTGAGTCTCTCTATCAACAGGCTGCCTTGCTGATAATCCAGCCATAAAAACGGTTGCTCTGATGTGACATCTACGTGCAACTCCCGTTTGATAATCCCCCGCAACCGCTCTCCGAGAGATGCGCTGCGAGGGTGCTGATCTAGGGCCTTAAGCTGGTACATCAGGTACCACACCATGCATTGTTGATCTTTGCTCATCCCTCTGGATCCTTTTTTGGGGGAGGATATATGTGAGGGAGGAGGTTCTATGCCGGAGAGCTTGAGCCGTGTATACAGCTCGTTGAGCACTGTATGGTACTGAGACTCATCCAGATTACTGATATGCTCCTCACCGGTCAACCCCAATACCAGAGAGTGCAGCTCATCTCCTCGATCTATGCCTAGGACAGAGGCCAAACCGTATATCTTGCGTGTCTTGTCTTTGCTCATCTTTATCGGTCTCCAAATCTACTCTGATGATTTTGTAACCCCGATATTTACCGGGGTTACGGTTGATGCCCACACGAGTTTGATACTCACGCTGCCACACTGCGTCTGGAGAGATTCCCAGCAATGCAGCAAGCTCTGGCCCTGTATCTGCAATGGCAATCGGCAGCTCATATTGATCGGTTGTTACTGCCATATACACAGAGGTTGATCTCATAATGTATTAACTCCTCTTAACTTATTAATTTCCTCACGTAATCGGTCAACATCATTTTTTATGTCATCTATTTTAGTCTCTAAGCCCAACAAATTTTCTTCTAGTTGTTGTAGTTGTTGCATACGAAAAAATTGTGCATCGGATAAATGATATTTACGTTTAATATATTCTGTTTTGCAGTGATCATGGACAATTTTGTCCTCAACAAGGTCCCACTCATCCTCCCAAACGATGTCACCGCAAAGGGGACAGTATCCCATTATGCACCCGCTTGCCATTATTTTTGTATTGGTACAACCTGGATTTTGGTAGTCTCCTCGACCACCATTGCTCCGTGTATCAGATCGAGGATGTGTTCCGGGTCGTTGCAGCCAGATGGTGCGCCCATCAGCAGCTGCCTAAAATCATCCCATACAGCAGCCTCCTGTAATAGATATGCCCACTCTTGGGCCTGCTGCTCATCCATGCCGCCAATCACCTGGAGGTTACGGACATCTCCGTCATAATTGATCCCGTGGAGCTTTTTTGTCAAGAGTTTTTTTGCTTTATCTTCAACAGGCAAAGACTGTATAGCAGCTGCCAGCGTCTGCTCGACATACTCACCGGACCATAATCCGGCCAGCATCCGACCGGCTGGAGCAGATAACTTGTATGTTGTCTGCTCCGTTACCGCATCCGGATAGGTGCTGCCAAAAATAAGGCGCAAGCGGGAGGGATATGTAATCTTGACAGACCTTGCGGTAGTCGCTACTACCTTATTTCCACTGCCGCTTACATAAGCGGTGGTCTTATATTTTGTATCCTGCAGGTCTTGTTTGGCCTGCAGGAGAAACTCGTTTTCTAAGCGATCCTGCTCGGACTTTAATGCTGCAATCTCATCCTTGATCTGGACAAGACGGTCTATTTTACGCGAGTCCATATTTGTCCAGCTCCTCTCTCAGCGCCTCCGCACAATCCCGGCATAAGCTAATACCGGACACCTCGATCACATGCTCTACCGTACCGCAAAACCGGCAAACTGGTACATGTGGACGGATGATAACACTGTGATCTCCGGCCTCCTCAATGTCCACCGCCATACCCGGTGTCCAACCGACCTGAGCGCGGATATCTTTGGGTATTGTCACACCACATTTTGACGTCAATTTTTTGTGTGCCATGTTATCCTCCTAAATCAGATTAAAAATTGATTTTACAATCCCATATACAACACTTGCTTGATGGTGCAGGGCTATTTTTTTGGCCGTACCTTTACGCCGGTCAAGATGTCTCTCTCGCTCGGCAGATTGATAATAGTCCCGTATCTCAGGCAAAAGCTCATCTACGCTATCTCCCATGACAAAATAGATGTCTCCGGAGTCGTTGACGTTGTATCTCCTTGCGCCTTTACGGTACCACTCATCACTGAGGTCTCCGTAATTAATTGACCTGGGATCACCCTGCGGCCGCTTATAATCCTCCAAAGCGGCAACGCAGGCCATCGCTTGCGCGCGGAATGTGTCCGGATTGTAAACCGCCAAAAAGCAGTACCTGCTGTAGTAGTATTGCGATACAATCAGGCAAAGCTTGTTTTTTGGCACACGGCACGACCATGCCGCGATAACCTTAGCGCGGGTATCTGCAATTTTACCCGCTACACCTCTGTGCTCAATGTGGAGATCACAATCACGGCATCGTATGGATGCCGACAATAGCATCCCCGCTCCGTACATCGTCTCTATATACTCGGCCTCTCCTCCACAACAGGGGCAATCTGGCAAATTGTCAATCTGCATATATATATCCCTCCTTTAGTGCAATGTTGCGTAGCTTGTCCACCATCCCGGATCCGATGCCGTTTCCGGTACCAGACAGCTCCTCTAGTCTATCCAAGTATTGGCTTACACCAAATGACGGGACAGTCTGGTTGACAAACTCACATAACTGCTCGTCCGTCATCTTGCGGATTTTTACCGCAAGGATATGACGTTGCTGCTCTCCATATGTGCGATGTCTGTGCTTTTTGCTCATGCGCCTCCATCTCCTCTACTCTTTTTTGGAGCCGGATATCCCGGCCCTGGAACTGTACCTCCGTGTATGTCCCGGCAATCCGCGAGGCCACACGGTTGGTATACAGCTTATAAATCCCGTTCATTGTCAGATTGGTATTGATGATGGTCGGGATACCAATATTGAGGCGGGTGTTAATCAGGTCATACACCTCTGATTGTGTGTATCGTGTGACCAACTCTGCTCCGAGATCGTCGATCACCAATAGATCACAGCCATAGATAATTTCCCGGTACTCCATCCCAGCCTCAGATTGCCTAAATTTTGCGTCCTCTAACTGCGCCATCAAATGAGGCGCGGACGCATACATTACAAGATGGCCGGAGCGTGCTACCTCTCCGGCGATTGCCAATGACAAGTGGGTCTTGCCAAGACCCGGATCCCCATAAAACAGTAGATTTTTGCTGTTTTTGCTAAAATCCTTCGCGTATCTCTCGCAGCTTTTAAGGGTTTTGGCCATGTCTTGACGGTGGTCCACATAATAGTGCAGATCAAAATTGTCAAAAGAGCAGCTCTGCGCTGGGGAGACGTCGCATAGCTGCTCATACACCAGCCGGTTGAGGATCGTCTGCCTACAGGGGCATGGTCTGCCGTCTATGTATCCACGATCCTGGCACTCAGGACACGTGTATTTTGGCAATAGATCATCCTCAGACATCTGTGCATCGGTCATCAGATCGTGCAGTTCTTTGCGCGTAGCGTCAATTTGTGCCTCAATCTCTTTGTCGCATGATGATCTCCGTATTTTGGCTATCCCCAACCGCGCAAGCAAGCGAGAAAGCTTATTTTGACAGCCCAGAATAGCCGGATGCGTTGTGCGTAGCCAATTTTGGACCTCTTCTTGTTCTCTGATCGCCTCCCGGCGGCGGGATGATAAGATAGCATCAGCGTGTTGCTCAAGTTTTTTGGGATATCGCATATCATCACCTCCTTATTATCCCCACTCTGCATTTGCGGGCTTGTGACCGTCACCCTTATGGGCGGCTGCATTAAGGATATGGGCGGTTTAACCGCCCATTGTAGAGGTAGGAGGGTCCTCATTCTCGCTTAATCCTGCAAGCAAAACCCCTCCCAAACCAATAACCGGCAATGTCCAGGTAGCAGCAAGTAGATATTCTCCGTCCCTCAGCTGCATTGCGGCGATGCCGCACAGTAATCCCAAGGCCCACGGTCCTATGTAATAGATGATTTTACGCATTACCATCCTCCTCAATAGGCAACGATTTTCATGTATTTGGCCATTGACATCAGCCCCTGATACGATATATCCTCGTTATCTTCCGCGTTGCTATAGAGATTTACAGCCCCGCGGACTCCCTGCTCGCTACGGGCGACAGCCCATAGCAATTCAAGCTCTTTGTCTTGACTTGCCAAAGCCGGGAAGAGCAAGGCGATATCTGCTTTGGTTATCTCCCCAGTGTGCCTGATCTGCACAATCTTTGTCCGGTTGCGGATCTGGGCAAACGCCGGGCGGCGTGTACCGACATTAATTGTCTCAGGATTGCCGATCATGCAGCATCCCAGCTCCGGATTGCTGTCTGTGAGAGCTCGGATAGCCTCCACAGTCTTGATCGGGAGATGCTGAGCCTCATCCACGATGAGGACTTTGCGTCCGCCTCGCAGATGCTCGTCCACCTCTATCCACATATCGTCCTTACGAGCAGCTGATATTTTAAGGCGCCTGCAAAGCGCCTTAAAAAAGGCTGTCACACTGCTGATACACGGATTAGCTGTAATCAGGATTGCCTGACTCGGGTAATCCGACACATATTTCAACGCCGCCTTGGTTTTGCCAATTCCGGCGTCCCCACACTCATTTGCGAGGCCGCCTTTTAGATGGCATATGCGGATTGTATGATAGACCGACTCGCTTATAGATGTCGGTACATACTCCACAACACTATTGGATAGCTCGTCTGCCGCCTCCTTGGTGGCCAAAAATTGGCGGAGTCGGGTCTCGAACCCCGCTACATCGCCTGCATATTTGCTGTTGCGGTAAGTGCTTACTACCGCAACGCTCACTCCAATCCTTCGGGCGGCCTCACTTTGGCTGCCAACCTCCTTGATGTAATCCTCCAGGCGTTGCTGGAGCTCCGGATCGTATTGTTTGCTCATCTTGTTTGCCCCTCTCTTTTGAGTCTGTTGCGGATCATCCGCTCTATGTCGATTACCACGCCGCCGTCCCCGGCTGCTACACGGGTACGCTCAGATTGTGGCACTGGTGTAATCTCTGTAATATTGTTTGTATTGTCATCGGATGGCAACAGCAGTCCTTCGTTATTGACGTGAGCTGCCCGAACAAAGATATCCAAGACGTTGAGTGGTCCATACTGTGCTACAGCCTGCTCACGCTGGATATCGGCGAGGTGTTTTGCCTGGTTGCGCCAGCGTCGTTTTTGCTGCATTGCGGTGCGTACCTCGTCTTTGGAGGCCCCATAGTCGAGCATTAGCTCGCTGATGAGAGGCACCGTCATGATGTACTTCTCGTCCGCGTCGTATACGCGGACACTCCGGAGATCCTCTGGGTCGTATCGCAGATAGACCTTTTTCCCGGTCCAATTGATGAGCAGCTCGTCGCTATGATAATAGAGCCGCTCACCACATACCGTGAGATATACACCATTTTTGCCAACCGTCTGCGCGCGGGTACTACGCATCATCAGCAGATATAGATCGTCAGGTGCGGCACGGCGTACGGTTTGTGGCAGGTGATCCATATACACCTGCAATTTGGTCTTTCCGCGGTCCGCTACAACCTTGCCATTGTAAGGTTGCGCATTAAAATATCCGTCGATCATCTCATTGATGACCTGTGTCAGCTCCCCGTCCGTGGGAATATTGCCCGCCTTGAGTTTATGTTTGAGTTTTTCCGGCTTTGCGACGACGTTGCTTCCGCAATAGCCGTCAAATAGACGGCTCAAAAATGTAAAATTTCGAAATTCTCTTTCAATGATTTTTGCTTGCGCATTACGTGGTAACGCATTGGTCATCTGGATCCCTAGCCGCTGTAAGATCGGAGTCGGCAAGTCGATCTTGACCTTGCTTGCTCGCCGGTGCCCGGTCCCTCCAATATCGATATTGAGATACTCCCGGCCATTATCTACATAGATATGATTAGGGATACCATATCGCTGGATTGCCTTACGCAGCGCAAAAATGGTAGCATCACTACTTGGATGATCCGTCACAACCCAACCTACATAGATGCCGCTGCGAGCATCCAAAAACGCCGACAGCGTCATGCGGTGGTGCCGGTCACTACCATCATCCGCCTTACTGATGACATCGATCGTGTGGCCATCGGCAATCCAGTAATCATTGCTGTCCATATGATCATAAAATCGGTCGACAAAGATACCGTACCGATCATTAAAGGCTTTGTCGCCCTCACGAGCGAGACAGGCTACTGGCTTGCTGTACTCGTTTGCCCAGCGATACATGGTGTCGTAACTGGGCATACGCCCTAACAACTCTGGTCTCTGCTGACCAATCGCCAGCTTTGTTGCCTCATAGCATTTGGAGATCGGGAGTGCCCTCTCGTCCAAATATAGGTACAAAAATAGATCCTTAATCTCATCCGGGAAAGAGGACTTATCCTTGCGTCCAATACCTCGCTTGTCCACAAGCCCATCGTAGTCGTTGGCCTTATACGCGCGCTGGCGGCTGTATAGAATGTCACGGGAGATATGCACGTCCGGATATTTATCCCGGCACTGTGCTATGTACTCCGCGTCCACAGACTCTTTGTCCTTGCGATTGGCACGATAACTCTGCCAGTCCTTGAGGATATTGATCCAGCGGCTGATCTCCTCTCGCTGGGCAGCGGTGTATGCGTCTAGTGGTTTGGACTCCTTAACCGGCTGCGGCTTTTTTGGTTTGCATAGCTCCTTTGGGAGCTCCATACCGTGTTGCCGGTAATATTTAATTTGCAGTTCTGGCTCAAGGGCATCCAGCGCAAATTGATATGCGGGTCTATTCTTTTCGTTTTTAGCAATTTCTCCGCAAAGTTTACCACTTTGCGCTAAGAGCTTGATATTGCGCTGCGTGCATCCCTTAAGCTCTGCAAGCTCTCTCGTGGATAATTTGATCATATTGTCACCTGTCTTCCGGCCTGCCATCATCAGCACTAGGAGGCCATCCCTTAGTGGACGCCCTTTCGGGCGTTTCGGCTTGCACTGCTCGAAAGAGATATTGATATAGGAGAGATAAGTCCATGATTACCCGTTTTCATGTAAGCATCCCTTTCTCCAGTCTAAAATGGCTCTTCTGATCTCCTCTGAAGTTGTACCATAGGTCTGCGCACAAGGGATTTTAATTGGTTTATGGTTGTATGATACATCTCCAGTAATTGCAATCTTAATCTCCAGTATGGTTCCTTCGTTGTTTTTGCGGAGATTACACTCAATAACGTCGCTGATTTCGTTGCCGTCAACAACGATCTTGGCGGCGTTTCCTTCTGTAGTGATCTCAAATGTTCTTGCCATGATAGACCTCCTTAATTCTGACCGAAACGGCGCTTAAAGTAGGTTTTTACTGACGGAGACGATATGGCGTATCCATTAACCGTGCAGTACCGCGCGATCAGACTAAAATTGAGGCTTTGTTGCTGGAGCATTTCTTCAAGCATTGCATCTACCTGTCCAACAACGTCCGGCGGGAAGGTCTCCAGCTTACAGCGGTTACTCAGATCACACAGTCCGGTAGCGTCCGGTCCGCAGTAGCTCTGTCTGGTCCCATGATTTACGACATCTTTTATGATCGGGATTAGCTGCCTCATAACCTCCGTTACAACAGCGGTAGCCGTCTTGGAGATGGCCTCATTTAGGTTTGGCACATACGCGCCTTGCCTGCGGATTGTCGGGAGCACCTCGTCAAACACCCACATCTCAAACCGCTTGGCGGCTGGGAGTTTGCTATGGGTAATCAATCGGTACAAATCGCCCTCCGGGATGAACTTCAGCTCCTGTTCTCCTCCATTTGTAAGGACTCGGTATTTTACCGACCCCTTACAATGGGCGGTGATCGCATCAGCAGGGCGTTTATATCCAAGGGACTTTGCACACGCTGTGGCCGGGAAATAGGGCTTACCGTCAATTTCCAGTACTCCGAGCTCTCCAAATTCGCTGTTCTTAAATACTTGCATTTCATCCATGATTAAACTCCTTTCGATTTGACAAATATATCTTCTACCTGGCAATCCAGAGCTTTAGCAATTTCCCTGGCGCGCAGGTGGTTGATTCTCTTTGTTTTGCCGTTTTCAATGCGGCAAATTGCACAACCAGCTAATCCTGCACGTAAGGAGAGCTTATGTTGTGACCATCCGTGTTCTTTACGGCGTTTTTCAATTTCATTAATTCTGGGGATTACAAACAATGTTTATCCTCCTTTTCTTGTTCGTTCGACTAAGCTGTATAACAATTATATCTTATTCGTATGCATAAGTCAAGCGGTAAAGTTGCGTTTTGTTTTGCATTTGAACAAGTTGAATGATATAATCTTTCAAAAAGGAGATACAAAAATGGACAATGGTTTATCATCAGTAGCTCTACGTCTAAAAACATTGAGAGCAGAAAAAGGGATTACACAAAAACAACTTTCTGAAAAGACTGGGATTGCATATAGCACTATTATCGGGTATGAAAACGGAAAACGAGAGCCAAACTCAAAGGCAATGGCCGCGCTGGAAGATTATTTTGGTGTGTCAGGTGCTTATTTAAGAGGGGAGAGCGACCAACGAGATCCCCCTTTCAAATGGGACGATACGGAATCAATGGAGGCCGTGCGCCAATCCCTTCCACCTGTATTAAAAAATCTGTCTGATGCTATAGCCAAGTGCAATTCTAGGCAACAAAAGTTGATTTTTGACATCGTGACCGAATTGCATCGCGCTATTGCAAATGGTAGTGACTCAGAAAAAGATTTTTTGATCGATGCCTTGCACGCTGATGTTGAGAGTACAATTTTAGACAAACAAATGCCCTCTACCCCAACAGTAGCAGAGGCAGAGGGCGATATTTTCGACAAATTCACAGATGCTGAGATTAGGCTATTTACAAGATTTCTGCTGTATCGAGGGATTAGCGAGGATGACGATATTACTCCCGTCCAGGTTGGTATGCTGCAGTCTGCCGCGCTGATCCTCGATACAGCTTTTCCCGTCTCTAAAATCAATGCGGACCACATTTCCATGGATGCGTAA